TGAAAATCTACCACAATGGCTCCAACAAGGTGTCGTGACATGGAACAAGGGTAACGTAGAACTAGAGAACGGCTCTAAGGTTATTGCGGCCTCCACCAGTTCCTCAGCGATCCGAGGTGGTTCGTTTAACATTGTATTCTTGGACGAATTTGCTTTCGTACCAAATAATATTGCCAATGAGTTCTTTAACTCCGTTTATCCGGTAATCTCATCTGGTAAGTCCTCAAAGATTATCATTGTTTCCACACCAAATGGTATGAACCTATTCTATAAACTATGGATGGATTCAATTGAAGGTCGAAACAATTATAAAAACTTTCAAATTCATTGGTCAATGGTACCAGGTCGTGATGATATTTGGAAAGAAGAAACAATTCGTAACACCTCAGAACGGCAATTCTCACAGGAGTTTGAAACCGAATTCTTAGGTTCGTCCAACACCCTTATTTCTGGTTACAAACTACAACAATTGAGATATATCAATCCAATTGCCGACCACGATAAGATGAAAATCTATGAGAATCCGATCAAAGAAGGTACTGAACACAACTCAGACCACTTGTATTGTATTTGCGTGGATGTGTCTGAAGGTAAGAATTTGGACTCCTCGGCATTCTCGGTGATAGATATATCAACAACACCTTATAAACAAGTGGCTACCTACAATAGTTCTTCAATATCACCATTATTGTTTCCAACGGTAATATATAATGCAGCCAAACTGTACAATGATGCCTATGTATTGGTAGAAATCAATAACAATCCACAGGTGGCGGACATATTACACCAAGACCTTGAGTATGAAAACTTGTTAAAAGTGTTTACTGGTAACAAAAAACCACAACAATTATCTGCTGGTTTTGCCAGAGGTGTACAAATGGGACTTAAAATGTCACCACAGGTAAAACAAATTGGGTGTTCCAACTTAAAAACTTTGATTGAAGGTGATAAGTTATTAATTAATGACTTTGATACCTACTCAGAGTTAACCACTTTTGAACAATATAAGACCTCTTTTGCTGCAGCCGATGGTGCCAATGATGACAATGTAATGACTTTAGTTATTTTTGCTTGGGCTGCCACTCAAAAATACTTCAGAGAAATAGTTAACCATGATTTAAGAAAACAGATTCAATTGGAAAATATGAATCAGATTGATGAAGAGGTTCTACCTGAACCTATTATTGATGATGGTACAAAACCAGATTTTATGATTGAGGGTGGAGATTTATGGGAAGTTGCCAATGGAGGCGACACTTATGCAAATTATACTACCAAATGGTTCAAGGATCTATAAATCCTATGATTGATAAATATTGCTATGGTATCATAACTGCCAGATTAACATCATATTAAGGAGAATAAAATGGCGTTTCAAATCTCTCCAGGCGTAAATGTTTCCGAAATAGACTTAACTACAGTCGTTCCTTCGGTTCTAACTACGGCCGGTGCTTTTGTTGGACACTTTATGTGGGGCCCAGCAAAAGAAATTACTCTTGTCGATAATGAGGCAACTTTAAAACAAGTATTTGGTGCACCAACCGACACTACCGCTACAGATTTTTTTACTGCATCTAGTTTTTTATCTTACGGAAATAATTTAAGTGTTGTTCGAGCACTACAAGGTGGTGCAAATAACGCTACATCAAACACCGCTTGGCAAATTCCAAACGAAAACACATTTCAATTTACATATTTGAATATCAACAATGATAATTTTTACGGATCATTTATTGGTCGTTATCCAGGATCTTTAGGTAATTCGTTAGATGTTCATGTTTGTGCCAACACATCTTTATTTACCAGCTGGACGTATAAATCATATTTTACAAGCGCTCCAGGAACTTCTGATTATGCTTCATCTGTTGGCGGTTCGAATGATGAAGTGCATATTATTGTAGTTGATGCTGATGGTAAATTTACTGGAACTCAAGGAACAGTATTAGAAACTTATCCATTTGTATCAAAAGCGGTTGATGCTTCGATTAATGGATCCAGCAACTATTATAAAAATGTAATTTTTAACAACTCACGTTATATTTACGCTATTGATCCACCAAGTTATAGTTCAACATTTACAACTTGGGGTACAACAGCTGCAAATACAACTTTTGCAAATCTAACAACAAATCAACAAATTTCTTTAAGTGGTGGTAGTGATGCCGTTCCAACAAACGGAGATTTACAACTTGGATATGATTTGTTTGCTAATAAAGAAGATACCAATATTTCTTTAGTTATAACAGGAGAAGCAAATACAATAGTTCAACAATATGTAATTGATAATGTTGTTAACTCTCGTAAAGATTGTGTTGCTTTTATTTCACCTCCAACTTCAGCTGTTGATACTGTTAGTACCGATCAAGTTGATGGAATTACAACTTGGTTAACAGCCTTAAACCGTTCCAGTTCTTATGTTGTTGCTGATAGCGGTTACAAATACATGTATGACAAGTACAATAACAAGTATCGTTACATTCCATTAAATGGTGATGTGGCTGGTCTTTGTGTTAATACGGATACTGTTCGTGATCCTTGGTATTCTCCAGCAGGTTTAAACCGTGGCCAAGTTAAGAATGCAATAAAACTGGCATGGAATCCAAATAAAACTCAAAGGGATGCCATCTATTCAGTTGGTGTAAATCCTGTCGTTTCGTTCCCTGGCCAAGGTATTATTTTGTTTGGTGACAAAACACTACAATCTAAACCATCTGCGTTTGACCGTATTAATGTTCGTAGATTGTTTATTGTTTTAGAAAAAGCAATTGCAGAAGCAGCCAAGTATTCATTGTTTGAATTTAATGATGAATTTACTCGTTCACAATTTGTTGCATTGGTAACTCCATTTTTACGAGATGTACAAGGTCGCCGTGGTATTACAGACTTTAAAGTTGTTTGTGACACCACAAATAATACACCACAAGTAATTGATTCTAATCAATTTGTTGGTGACATTTACATCAAACCTGCTCGTTCAGTCAATTTCATCCAATTGAACTTTGTTGCTGTTGGAACTGGTGTTGACTTCACAACAGTTGTTGGTGCTGTCTAATAAATACTAAGAATAATAGGAGAAATTAAATGGCATTCAATGTAGCAGAATTTAGAGCAAATATGATTGGTGACGGTGCCCGTCCCAATCTATTTCGAGTTTCTTTAACATTTCCAACAATTGTGTCGAATGCTGTTCTTGCTGGCCAAAAAACATCGTTTATGGCCAAAACAGCACAGTTACCTGGTTCAACAATTAATAGCTTTCCATTGTATTATTTTGGACGTGAATTAAAGTTTGCTGGTAATAGAACATTTACAGATTGGACATTACAAATCATCAATGATGAAGATTTTTTAATCCGCAATACATTAGAGTCGTGGATGAACTCAATCAACAGTCATGTGTCAAACGTAAGAAATGCAGGTGCTGTAAATCCTGCAAACTATTCTGTTGACGCTGAGGTTACTCAATATGGTAAAGCCGGACAAGAATTGAAAAAATATAAATTTGTTGGTTTGTTTCCTGTAGATATAGCTCCAATTGATTTAGATTGGGGTTCAAATGATTCTATTGAAGAATATGCAACAACATTTGCATTTCAATATTGGGAATCAGATACTACTACTTAATATGTTTTTTATATGGGGTATTTTACCCCATTTATGTTTAATTGAATTGGAAAAGTAAATAATATGGCAGCTAATAAATTCTCTCTTTTTGGTTTCACAATCGCACGGGATAAAGCCGAGAGCGATCAGTCGGCGCAACAATCTTTTACGTCACCGGCTAATGAAGATGGTGCATTAACAATACAATCAGCCGCATACTATGGAACTTATGTTGATCTGGATGGTACAGCAAAAAATGAAGTAGAATTAATTTCTCGTTACAGGGAAATGGCCATGCAACCAGAAATAGAATCGGCTATTGATGATATTGTAAACGAAGCTATTGTAAAAGATGATGACGGTCAAGTTACCAATATTGTTTTGGATAATTTAAACCAGCCAGAAAAAATTAAAAAGGCCATCAAAGAAGAATTTCAAAATATTTTAAGAATATTAAATTATAATAATATGGCTCATGATATTTTCCGCCGGTATTATATTGACGGTAGATTATTTTATAACGTAATTATTGATAAAGAAAATCCGGTTGCTGGTATCAAAGAACTACGATACATTGACCCACGTAAATTGAGAAAAGTTCGTGAACTAAAAAAACAAAAAGATGATAAAACTGGTGCAGAAGTTGTAAATGTGGCTAATGAGTATTATATTTACAACGACAAAGTGGTTACTGGCAGTTCTACTAATTATGGTCCTGTTGGTGTACGAATTACAACTGATTCTATTATCTCTGTTGTTTCTGGTTTAATGGATTCTCGCCGTGCTGTGGTGTTATCTTATTTACACAAGGCAATTAAACCACTCAATCAGTTAAGAATGATTGAAGATGCGACAGTTATCTATCGTATCTCACGAGCACCAGAACGCCGTATATTTTATATTGACGTAGGTAATTTACCTAAGTTAAAAGCAGAACAATATCTCCGTGATATTATGGTCAAGTATAAAAACAAACTTGTGTATGATGCCAACACAGGTGAGGTTCGTGATGACCGTAAGTTCTTATCAATGATGGAAGACTTTTGGTTACCACGCCGTGAAGGTGGTAAAGGCACAGAGATTACAACATTACCTGGTGGCCAAAACTTGGGTGAGTTAGAAGATGTTAAATATTTTCAAAAGAAATTGTATCAATCGTTAAGTGTTCCTATTTCTCGATTAGAACCAAATCAAGGTTTTTCAATTGGTCGAACTGCAGAAGTTACACGAGATGAATTAAAGTTTGCTAAATTTGTTGATAGAGTTCGTAATAAATTTTCAGATATTTTTGACCAAGCTTTGCGTGTGCAATGTGTATTAAAAGGTATTTGTACCAATGAAGAATGGTCTTTGTTTAAAGAAAACATTCATTATGATTTTATTAAAGATAATAACTTTAGTGAATTAAAAGAAGCAGAGTTAATGACCAACAGATTACAGTTGTTGAGTTCTGTTGATCCTTATACTGGCAGGTATTTCTCTCAGGCATGGATACAACGAAATGTATTGCGTTTAAATGATGATGATATTAAAAATATGCAAAAAGAAATTGATGATGAAAAAAAAGCTGGTCTTGGATTGCCTGTTGGTGTTATGAATGACGTAGCACAACAAACTATGATGTCACAAGTACCTGCTCAGCCACAAAATCCAGATGACCAAGAACACCAAATGGATATGCAACAACAAGCAGCAGACCAAGCATTACAACAAGCAAAAGCGGCTTCTAAAGTTAAAGAGTCTACTGGAACGTTTGGTAAATTGAAACAAATACTATAAATATTTTGAATGGAGAAAATAATGGAAAATACAAGAGCAATTATTGATTACGCTTTTGATGACAATGCAAAAGATATGCGTGATGTACTTTATAGTGACATACAAAACAGAGTAATGGCACATTTGGATGCTCAAAAGCAACAAATTGCACAAAACATATTAAAGCCGGCAGAAGATCCTTTGGCCACGGCACAAGATATGGCGGTTGAACCTTCAGAGGAACAACCAGAAGAACAGGAAATAGAGAGTGAAAACACTTAAAGAATTTTATACCCTCTGTGAAAAAAAGAAAAAGGCTGAACAAGATCCGCCGAATATTCTAATAATGAAACGACAATCCATTAGGTTGTTTCCTAATGGCCAAAAGGTTGCATTATATTATGTGGATAAAATTAATAAATATGTGACCATACCATATGAATCTATGACATGGTCGGCTTCTATACCAGAAGAATTTAAACAGGAATAAAAAATGGCAAATTCATTTACATATCAAGTAATAAAAGATACAACCGAACACGTTGTTATTAAGCTTACGGCTTCTTTTGATGGTTCTGGACAAGAATCAAATACTTCTCGTATACAAGCAAATTCACTATATGGTGCTTTAAATGCTAACGCTACTCCAGGTTTATTAAGTTCTGGAGGATCGGCCTTGGCGTATTATGGATTAGCTTTAAATCGTTTATGGTATGATTGTGGATCTGACGGTGATGTTCAATTATTTTGGAAAGCAAACGCCAATATACCTTTAATAATTATGAATGGTAACGGAGAATACGATGGTATGGGAAATTGGACAACAATACCAAACAATGCAAAAGGCACAGCAGGTTGTAACGGTGATATTGGTGTGGTAACTCGTGGCATGGCTGCCAATGATAGTTATACAATGGTTATAGAGTTGCGTAAAGAGAATGAATATTACCAGCGTGGTCAGTTTAATGATCCTGCTGCATTCAATTACGGCGACTATTCTATAGATCCATAATGAAAGATTTTGTTACCAAATTATTATCTGGTAATTTAATAGAGGCGAAAGAATTATTAGATAAACGTATTGAAGAATTGGTTAATGAAAAATTTAATCAGATTCAAGAACGTTTGGCTAATGAAATAGCTGAAGGTAATATACAGAAAATAGGAAGAACAAGCCTTGTTCGTGTTCGATTTCGTAAAGGAAAGATACAACGAAGGGTTAAGAAGTCAGCAGTATCGGGTTATACAATTCGTGGTGGTCGTTTAATAAGAATGTCACCACAAGAACGTAGGCGCAGATCAATGGCGGCCAGACGTTCTAAGTTTAAACGAAAAAGTAAATTAAGGCAGTCGTTAAGAAAACGACAAATATCTTTAAGAAAACGAAAGGCAATGGGACTATAATGAAGTTAATTACAGAAGTCACCGAAACATTACAATATCTTGCTGAAGATAAAGACGGCAAGAAAACTTTGTTTATCGAAGGTCCATTTCTCCAAGCCGAAGTGGTAAACCGCAATGGCCGCAAATATCTTAAAGAGACCATGGCCAAAGAAGTACAAAGATATACAGAAAATTACATTAATAAAAACCGTGCCTTTGGTGAGCTGGGTCATCCAGACACTCCATCTATCAATCTCGACAGAGTTTCACACATGGTTGTGGGTCTCCGTCAAGAAGGTAATGATTGGATAGGCAAAGCAAAGATTCTTGACACCCCTATGGGTAATATTGTTAAGAGCCTGATCGAAGGAGGAGCTCAAATTGGAGTATCGTCCCGTGGTATGGGTTCTCTTAAAAATGTTAATGGTGTAAACATAGTTCAAGATGATTTTCATCTAGCCACAGCGGCGGATATTGTAGCAGACCCTTCTGCTCCAAATGCTTTCGTTCAAGGTATCATGGAAGGCAAAGAGTGGGCGTTAGTCAACGGTGTATGGACCGAACAACAATTCTCTGAAGCAAAGCAGGCCATTAAAAAAGCCTCTCAAAGAGAAATTGAAGAAGTGAGTCTACGCATTTGGGAATCACTCGTAAAAAAACTTTAAATATAAATATCCAATATAAATCAAGGAGATTTTCAAAATGGGAAAATTTAATCTGTCCGAAGCCGCTAAAGAGATTCTTGCTGGTACTGTATCAAGCAAAAAATCTGGCCAAGATAAACCACAAAAACTAGCTGGTGATGTAGCTTATGGTACCAAAGAAGTTGGTGACATAGGTACACAAGTTACCAAAACAACGGATTCTGGTCCAGATGCATACAAAGGAGCGCCCACAGCAACTCCTCCTGGTGCAACACCTCCTGTAGGTTCTGAGCCAGCCAAGAAACTCAAAGGTCAACCTGCTGAGCAAGGTTCTGTTGAGCATCCAGAAGGCAAAACTGGCAAAAATCAAATGCCTTTAAATAAAGGTTCTGTTGGTGTTCAGCAATACGAAGAAACTGAAGCTGATGACGAAGTTATCGCTGAAGCAGAAAAAGAAGGCCACGAAGATGAGAAAGAAGATAAAGCCATGATTAAAAAAATGATCAAAAAAGAAAAGATGAAGGAAGATATTGATGCCTTAATTTCTGGCGAAAATCTTTCTGAAGAATTCATTGCTAAAGCAGCAACAATTTTTGAAGCCGCAGTTATTGCTCGTGCTGAAGAAGTTATTGCTGAAGCTGAAGAAGCTTTAACAGAACAATTCGAAGCCGCCATTGAAGAAATCAAAGAAGAAATGGCCACCAAAGTTGATGATTACCTCAACTACATGGTTGAAGAATGGGTTAAAGATAATGAAATCGCCATTGAAAAAGGTCTCCGTGCCGAAATCGTTGAAGATTTTATTTCTGGTTTAAAAGATTTGTTTGAAGATCATTACATTGACATTCCAGAAGAAAAAGTGGATGTTGTTGAAGAGCTTACTGCTAAAGTTGAAGAACTCGAAGAAGCTTACAATGAGCAAATTAAATCTGCTGTTGAGTTGAAAAAAGAACTCAATGAGCACAAAAAGTTTGAGGCTATTTACGCAGCGTGTGAAGGCCTAACGCAGACCCAAGTAGAGAAAATGAAATCACTCGCAGAGAGTATTGAGTTTACTACTGAGGACGAATTTACAGAAAAAATGGAAACATTGAAAGAATCTTATTTCAAAAATCCAGTAGTTTCTGCTGATAGTTCTGCTTTGGATGATGAAGTCCAAATTGAAGAAGAAAAGAAGGTTGTAAAATCTTCCGATCCTTTAATGGAAGTTTACTCGAAAGCAATTTCACAAACTGTAAACAAATAATAACTAATATACAAAAAAAGGAAAATAAAAAATGTATATGACTGAAGAACTACAAAAGAAATGGAATCCTGTTTTGGAGCATCCAGAACTTGAAGCCATTAAAGACCCATACAAGCGTGCTGTTACAGCTCTTGTTTTGGAAAACCAACAACAAGCTATGTCACAAGATGCTCAAGTATTGAATGAAACAGCATACGGTACAGGTGGTCCTACCAACGTTACCGGTTCTGGTATCAGCAATTTTGATCCTATCTTGATTAGCTTGGTTCGCCGTTCTTTGCCAAATCTTATCGCTTATGACGTTGCTGGCGTTCAGCCAATGACAGGTCCTACAGGTTTGATTTTCGCAATGCGTGCTCGTTACACAAACCAAACTCAGACTGAAGCATTCTTCAACGAAGCCAACACAGTATTCTCTGGTGCTTCATCTGGTGCCAACCCCTACGGTTTCCGTGGTACAACAACACCTGATAATGATATCGCAACAAACCCTGTAGCAAGCTTTACAGCTAACGCCTTCACAACTGGTATTGGCATGCCTACAGCAACAGCTGAAAATCTTGGCGCTGACTCTGACAGCGTATTTGGCCAAATGGCATTTAGCATTGAGAAAGTTACTGTAACTGCTCAAAGCCGTGCTTTGAAAGCCGAGTACTCTTTAGAACTTGCACAAGACTTGAAAGCAATCCATGGTCTTGATGCTGAAACAGAATTGTCTAACATTCTGTCCACAGAAATTCTTGCTGAGATCAACCGTGAAGTTATCCGTACCATTTATTTGTCCGCTGTAACAGGTGCACAATACGGTACAACAACTGCTGGTACATTTGACTTAGATACAGATTCCAACGGTCGTTGGTCTGTTGAGCGTTTCAAAGGCTTGATTTTCCAAATCGAGCGTGATGCAAACGTTATTGCTAAGCAGACTCGCCGTGGTAAAGGTAATGTGTTGATCGTTTCTTCTGACGTTGCTTCTGCTATGGCAATGGCTGGTGTATTGCAATATACTCCTGCTTTGTCTGCTGATTTGCAAGTGGATGACACAGGCAATACATTTGCTGGTTTGTTACACGGCCGTATCAAAGTATACATTGACCCATATTTTGGTGGCTACACAAGCAACCAAGAGTTGGTTACAATTGGTTACAAAGGTACATCGCCTTATGACGCAGGTTTGTTCTATTGCCCATACGTTCCTCTCCAAATGGTTCGTGCAGTTGACCAGTTTACATTCCAACCTAAGATTGGTTTCAAAACTCGTTACGGCATGGTAGCTAACCCATTTGCTAAAGGCGCTTTGGCAAGTGGTGCTGGCACAAACCAGATTACACCAAGAACAAACGTATACTATCGTATATTCAAGGTTGCAAACTTGATGTAATATAAAGTCACCAACAAGAGTGACCTTTAGAGAGACCTCCTACACGGAGGTCTCTTTTTTTATGACCTAAATAAACGTATGAACGTACTAACTAGAACTCCTCAAAACACCAATCTATTACAACCATCAAAGTATCTAATAACCTTTGATCGAATAGGTTCGACACAATACTTTTGCCAATCTGTAAATTTACCAGGGGTGAGTGTAGGACAGGCCCCAATCAACTTTCCATCGTTAGATGTATATGCACCTGGCAATAAGATTGCCTACAACAATTTCAATATTGAATTTATTGTTGATGAAGAACTAAAAACATGGCAACAAATGTATAACTGGTTTCTTTCTTTTGCTTCTCCTGAAGGTACGGATGATAGAAATTTAAAAACCGAGATACAAAACAACTATAAAAGGCAACAGAAGAAAGAATATTCTGATGCTACATTGACCATACTTTCCGCTTTAAATAACCCTATTTTGCGTGTAGAGTTTACCAATATGTTTCCTGTTTCTCTATCAGATGTTATATTTGATACCAAATTGTCTGCGGATGATATAGTAACCGCCGATGTCACCTTTGTATATGAAAGTTTTAAATTTGTACCAATTACGGCTTGACACGATAACATAGTTTGTGTTATGGTGTAGAATTGTTGTTATATCATTGAATATATTATGGAAAATCTAGAACAAATATTAAAGTTGTGGGAAAAAGATACAGAAATTGACCAAACGGAACCTGGTAAAGAACTGTTAAAGATTCCAAAATTACACAATCAATATCTCTCCATACTTACCAAACACAAGATTGCCTCTAAGAAGGCACATTTTGATTATCTCCGTATGCGTAAAATAAAGATTGATTACTACTCTGGTCGTATGGACCAAGAAGAATTGGATGCGCATGGATGGTCACCCTTTGCGTTTGTTTTAAAATCTGATATCAATGCTTACTTAGAGGGTGACATGGATTTAATTAAAATGTTAGAAAAGAAAGTATACCATGAAGAATGTGTATCGGTTATCGAATCGATTATGAATGAATTGAAACAAAGAACTTGGCAACTAAGAGATTTCATCTCTTGGGAAAAATTCATAGGTGGTCAATAATGTCCTTTTTGGTTGCAAACATACCTCCTATTAAATGTTTTGTTCGTAAAGAGTTTCTTTATAACCATGAAAAAGGTCATGGTGAATTGGAACCTTGTGTATGGATTACTGCCAAGGCCATCAAAGGTCAGGCATTCCGTATTGAGTGTATGTTAACCGATTATGGTGCATTGTTTGATAAACTGCCTATCTCTGCATATGTTTGGAAACCTGTAGAAGAATATCTGCCGCTAGACAATCTACAGATATGGGATTGTTTATCATATGACATGGCGGTAATTGAGAAATCAAATCTACGAGGCCTCAAAGTAAAATACTTTGGTAAAGACCGAGAGTTTCACTTTGGTAAATACCTTTTTACAATCGATTTTGCTGCACCAGATTTTAATCGTATCGACACCAGTTTCTCGGAAGGTGTGCAAGAACACAAGTCATACAACTTTATTCAACTAGACAATGGCCAATTTGCTTGTCAACCAAACAATCGTTGCCTGTGGTATGATGTGTCACTGGTACCCCCTGTAGTTAAAACTCCCGATTTTAAAATACCAACAGAAGTGTATTCAGTAGAAAACATTTCTAAGTGGAGTGCTGGTACACCTGATTTGTGGTTCTATAAGTTTGATGAAAAAGAATGAGTGATATAACCATAATAAAAAAAGATGAGGTATATGCCAAGGTAACTTGTGAGAAACACATTACAAAAGAGTTATCCGAATACTTTACTTTTTTTGTTCCTGGTTACCAATTTGTTCCAGCTTATCGTAATAGAATTTGGGATGGAAAAATTCGTATGTTTAATTTACAAACGAATCAAATCTATCTTGGTTTATTACCTTACATTGAAGCATTTTGTAATGAAAGAAGTTATACATTTGATTATGGTAATCCAAGGCCTGATATTGAAGATGAATGCTCGGTATATCATGCGAAGAAATTCATAGGAGATTTGAATATCCACGCTCGAGGTGAACCAATTGAAATACGAGAACATCAATTAGATGCTTATATTCATGCCATGCAAAAACGCCGAGCGTTGTTGGTTTCTCCAACGGCATCTGGCAAATCTCTTATCATCTATCTAATCTTCCGTCAATTACGCCAATATCAAAATCTCAAAGGTCTTATTATTGTTCCTACCACATCTTTGGTTGAACAATTATACTCCGACTTTGGTGATTATAACAATGGTGAAATGACCGAGGTGCATCGTATTTACCAAGGTAAAGAAAAAAACACCGACAAACCACTTGCCATTTCTACATGGCAATCTTTGTATAAACTTCCAAAAGAATACTTTCATCAGTTTGATTATATCATTGGTGATGAGGCACATCTGTTTAAAGCACAATCATTAACAACTATATTGACATCTTGTGTTAATGCCAAATACCGTATTGGACTTACAGGAACTTTAGATGGTACCAAAACACACAAACTGGTATTAGAGGGTTTATTTGGTACGGTCAAAAAAGTTATTAGTACAAAAGAATTAATTGATAAACAACAACTCTCAAATTTTGAAATTAAATGTTTAGTTTTAAAACATACCGATGATGAATGCTTAAAGGCAAAAGATAAAACATACCAAGAAGAAATTGAATATCTCATTTCACATGAAGCAAGAAATAAATTTATTAAGAATCTTGCAGTTAGCTTAGGCAAAAATACTCTTATACTTTTCCAAATGGTTGACAAACATGGTCGTATCCTGTATGATATGATAAAGAACACCAAAAACATTAGTAATAGAAAAGTGTTCTTCATTTATGGTGGTACTGAAACTACTGACCGTGAAGAAATACGAAAAATTATGGAGATAGAAAACGATGCTATTATTGTGGCTTCTTTTGGGACTTTTAGCACTGGTATTAATATTAGGAATTTGCATAACATTATATTTGCGATGCCAACAAAATCGAGTATACGCACTTTGCAAAGCATTGGACGAGGCTTACGACAGAGTGATGGCAAAGAAATAGCCACATTATACGACATAGCAGATGACCTTAGATATAAAAAACATATGAATTATACATTAAAACATTTCTTGGAAAGAACTAAGATATATAATGAGGAGAGGTTCCCATTCAAAATATACAAAATAGGACTAAAAAAATGAACAATATAAAAATAGTCAGGTTGAAGAATGGTGAAGATATTGTTGGTCAATTAACTGCCAATGGCATTAGTGCTTATGACATTAGTGAACCAATGTATGTTGGTTTAGAATTCCAAGGTCGAGAACTTGGCCTCGTGATGAAACATTGGTTGCCTATTCAATTAATTAAAAAAAACGAAACTGTGTTGGAGAAACAAGATATACTTTGTGTAATTGATCCTGCTGATGATTTCTGTGAGTATTACGTTAACACAATAAAGAAAATACAAGATTTACTAAAAGCTAAAAAAATGGTTCAAGAAATGACTGACGAAGAAATAGATGAAGCTTTAGAACATTTTCAAGATTTAAACCATGATGGTAATCTATTACATTAAACCTTTTATACTTTCAACCAAGGACATACTCGACTATACACATCTGTCAAGCGGATGTCAATAACATTATGTGGTAAATATGACAACTAAACAAAAACATTATATAAACAATGCAGATTTTTTAAAAGCATTAGTAGATTACAAAGAGGAATGTAAACAGGCAAAAAAGGAAAAGAAACCTAAACCCGCCATACCAAACTATATTGGCGAGTGTTTCATGAAAATAGCGGAAGGTCTATCACATAAACCTAATTTCATTAACTATACGTACCGTGATGAGATGATGTCGGATGGTATAGAAAATTGTTTACAGTATTTTGACAACTTTGATCCAGCCAAATCAAAGAACCCTTTTGCATACTTCACACAAATTATCTATTTTGCTTTTTTACGAAGAATAGGCAAAGAAAAGAAACAAACGTATGTGAAGTATAAAGCCACAGAACAAATGGGTATCTTAGATGAAATGGAAATGATGGAGTTTGATGACGGTACTACCAAACAATTTGAATTATATAACAACATAGCCGAATTTATAGACACTTATGAAAAAACAAAGAAAGCCAAAAAACAAGTGGTAAAGAAATCAAAAGGTATTGAAAAATTTTTAGGAGAGTAGTATAATGTACAAAGTTACATATTATCCATCTTTGGATAAAAAAGATGTTTTACTGTTTAAATGGTTTAAAACTCATAGAGAGTCATTGGACTTTGCCAAAAAAATAAACAAAGATTGTTTATTTGAAATTAAATTTTATGATGAGAATGATCCTAATACTCCAACGGTGAACATATAATTTTAGGAGAATATAGTGTATAAAGTGAGTTATTATCCAATGTCTGCCGAATCGACTGTGTTTTTTAAATACTTTAAAACACTACAAGAAGCCACATTTTTTGCTGGCAACAGACCAAATGAATCCGTGATTGAAATTAAATATTATGACAATATTGACCAAAGAAAACCAGACCGAAACTAAAGTTGCCATCATTACCGACCAACATTTTGGTGCTCGTAATGATTCAATCCATTTCTTAGATTATTATGAAAAATTTTATCGTGATACCTTTTTTCCAACTCTTGAAGAACATGGTATAGATACTGTTCTTATTTTGGGAGATACTTTTGACCGTAGGAAATATGTAAACTTTTTTACACTTAAACGTGCAAGGGAAATGTTCTTTGATAAGTTGTATGACAAAGGCATTCAAGTGCATATGTTGGCAGGTAACCATGATACTTATTTTAAAAATACCAATGAAGTCAATTCAGTTGATTTATTATTACAAGAATATAGTAACATTAATGTCATTTCATCTCCCCAAACTATTCATTTAAAATATAGTAATGTTGATTATGATATTTGTATGATTCCCTGGATATGTCCAGAGAATTATGATAACAGTTTGGCAGAAATACAAAACACATCGGCAACCATTTGTATGGGACATTTTGAGATTGCCGGTTTTGCCATGTATCGTGGCATGCCAAGCCAGGAAGGATTAAGTCGTGAGTTATTTAGACGCTTCGATTTTACTTTTAGTGGTCACTATCATCATAGGAGTTCAGCTGATGGTATTCACTATCTTGGAAACCCGTATGAACTTACTTGGCAAGATTATAATGACACTAGAGGTTTTCACCTTTTTGATCTTACTACACGCAATCTTGATTTTATAAAAAATCCAAATGTAATGTTTCATAGAATTGTTTATGATGATAAAGTGGAATCAATTACGGACATTACCAATAAAGATTTAAGCAAGTATACCAATACCTATGTTAAAGTAGTGGTAGTCAACAAAACTATTCCTTATCTGTTTGACAAGTTTATGAATAGTTTATACAATGTAAATCCTGTTGATATTACCATTGCCGAGGACTTTACGGACTTGACAGAAGGTGTAGAAGATGATATGGTTGACCAAGCAGAAGATACTATCACAATTATTAATAAGTTTGTAGATGGTATTCAAGAAGAACATATTAATAATGAAAAGCTAAAAACAGTAATGCGTGAGTTATATGTTGAGGCACTAAATCAAGAGCAGGCATGATTATATTTGAAAAAGTCCGTTGGAAGAATTTTCTTTCAACTGGATCATATTTTACCGAAATTCAACTAACAAAATCACCAAATACACTTATCATTGGTAACAATGGTGCAGGCAAATCTACGATACTGGACGCCTTATGTTTTGGTCTTTTTGGTAAACCATTTCGTAAAATCAATAAACCACAACTACCAAACTCCATCAACCAATCTGATTGTATAGTTGAGGTCGAGTTTTCTATTGGCAAAAAACAATACAAAGTAATTCGTGGTATTAAACCAAATACATTTGAAGTATATTGTAATGGCATACTGGTTGACCAAGATGCTAAAGCCAAAGATTATCAAGAACACTTAGAAAAATTTATTCTCAAATTAAATTATAAATCGTTCACTCAAGTGGTGATTCTTGGTTCGGCTTCATTTGTTCCATTTATGCAATTGTCGCCAGCAGACCGCAGAGCAATTATTGAGGACTTGTTAGATATTCAAATCTTTTCATCCATGAATGGTGTGGTCAAAGAGAAGATGGCTGTCATTAAAGATACCTCTACCAAAAACAAATATGAAATGGATTTGACATCTGAAAAGATTAACTTTCAAAAACAAAGTATTGAAGAACACCGTAAACACAATGATGCCGAGATTGAAAAGAAACAAAAAGATATTACTGATTCAGAAGAACAGGTTAAAAAGTTAAACAAAGATATTGTATTAATTCAGAAACACATTGATGTGTTGAATAGTAAGATATCGGATCAAATGGCCGTGCAGAAAAAAAGTGGCAAACTGGTTCATTTGGAATCTAAACTGGAATCTCGTTTAAAGAAGATTGAAAAAGAAGTTGGTTTTTACCATGACAATAGTGATTGTCCTACTTGCAAACAAGGCATCGACCAAGAGTTTAGAGAACAACAAATTACTATACTAAATGAAACTAAGGTTGAAGTCAATGGTGCATTAACAGATATTGCAAAACAAATTACGGAAACAAGTGATAGAATTAATACCATACAAAAGACACTACAACACATACAAGCACATAATAATGAAGTTGTAAAACACAATTCTACTATTACAGCAGTAAATAGTTTTATTGGTAAATTACAAAATGAAATTAATGATTTATCTAATCGTAAAGATAACCTAGAAGAAGAAAATGCCAAATTAAAAGAACTCAAATCAGAACTCACTGCATTGGTTACCAAACAAGAAGGCCTTGCAACCGAAAAACAATATTATGAGTTTGCAAGTAATTTGTTAAAAGATACTGGTATTAAAACCAAAATTATACGTCAATATTTGCCCATCATGAATAAACTGATTAATAAATATTTGACAGCCATGGACTTCTTTGTAAATTTCAATATCAATGAATCATTTGAAGAAACAATTAAATCAAGGCACCGTGATGAATTTGGTTATGCTAATTTCTCCGAAGGTGAAAAAATGCGTATTGATTTGGCACTATTGTTTACATGGCGACAGATTGCCAAATTAAAGAATAGTACAAATACCAATCTATTGATACTCGATGAAGTATTTGATTCTTCTTTGGATGGAGTTGGTACAGAGGAGTTTTTAAAGTTGATTCATGAAATGGGCAACGACACAAATATATTTGTTATCTCCCATAAAGGTGACCAGTTGTTTGATAAGTTCAGGTCAATTATTAAATTTGAAAAGAAAAATAATTTTAGTCAGGTGGCAAAATGAGTATTTTAAGAGAACACACAAACGCCAAACACAGAGAAGCCGAAGCAAAACCATTTGTTCAATACCTTCTAGGTGGAACGATTACGAAAGAACATTATGTAATGTATCTACAACAGATGTTTCCTGTTTATGCTATCTTGGAATATTATGCAGAGTTGGCTGGATTAATTCAAGATTTACCGGACATAAAGCGTTCTAATTATATTCTACAAGATTTGGCTGAATTGAATTCTGGTTATCCAACCAACAAATATGAAAGTACACAAAAGTACCGTAAGCACATGGAAGAATTATTTTACGCACCAGAAAAAAGACACCTTCTGTTGGCACACATCTATGTTCGACATATGGGCGATTTATATGGTGGAAAAATTATTGCAAAAAGAGTACCTGGTTCCGGCAAATCATATCAGTTCGAAGATAGGCCGGCACTAATCAAATTACTAGATGCTAAATTATCCACAGAGTTAGTTGAAGAAGCCTTATTTGGATTTGAATTGTCTATGGGAATATTTGATGAATTACAGGAGAAAATAAATGAGTGATATAATTACGTTTAATACTGAAGATGCGGTAAAAGTTTCCGAACCAAAAAAACAAATTAATATTTTTAAGTTGGTGCCTGAAACCGATTCAATTTTAACTGAAGTTATGCCCGAATTTGATTTCAATAATCCACCGGTTAATCCTAGTTTGTTTGCATCCACTCTCGTTGAAACTTGCAAATACTATCGTGGATATGGATTATCAGCAAACCAATGTGGATTTAGGTACAGAGTGTTTGTAATGGGTACCAATGATGATTATGTGGCATTCTTTAATCCCGAAATCATCAATATATCAAAAGAAGAAAACCATATGATTGAAGGTTGCCTTTCTTTTCCTTTATTAGGTTTAAGGATTACTCGACCGGCAGAAATAGGAGTTCGTTACCAAGATTTTAATGGAGAATGGAAAGGTGCCACTTTTTCTGGCATATCTGCTCGTTGTTTCCAACATGAGCTTGACCACATGAATGGAATAGTGTATACTAGTAAAACTAAACCAATGGCATTGCAATCTGGTTTACAAAAAAGAAGTAAACTAATGAAAAAGATGAAAATGAAATAATGGCAACTCCTATTGAATATGTAGAAGAGCAATGGCAAGCTTGGCAAGAAAAAAATCCTGCTGAAAAATTTGAACACATTGATGAAGATGTAATGAAAAAAGTCCTAATTGAGGACTTAACATATGCCTCTCAAATGGATGTGCGTGAGTATACTTTATATCAAAAATGGTGTGAAGTAAAAGAACGATATCCACAACACGAAGTTTCCACTTTGTGGGGTCAAGAAATGCAAATGGTTGATCCTAGCCAAAGAGATATGATCAACGAAGTTAAAGCCAATTTCTGGACACCAAAAGATCCGGATGATTATGAGAAGTTACAACCAATTATGGTTCTATCAAACGGACCTGAAGCGGAACGATGGAATGCCATTCGTACATTCTCCTCTACAATGAAAAACAATTCTAATATTGGTCGTAACCTATTTTATGTTTTGACCGATGAAGTCACCAAGAAATACCTTGGTGTTATCTGTATCTCCTCAGACTTCCTGGACTTGACTCCGAGAGATAATGCAATCGGATGGTCGAGAGATGTTAAAACACAACAACACATGATTAACCATACTGCGATTGGATCCACCATTGTTCCGTTACAACCACTTGGTTTTAATTACATGGGTGGTAAACTATTGGCATTGATGTGTTTATCTGATACAGTTCAGAAAGATTGGAAGCGACAGTATGGTGATGTTCTTGCTGGAGTTACCACAACATCATTGTATGGTAAAACAAAAGCCGGTGGATTATCACAGTATGATGGACTTGAACATTGGAATCCAATGGGGTTCTCATCAGGTTCAGTTGCCTTTGAACCATCAAGAGCAACCAAAAGAATTGTATTTGATTGGATTAAAGAAAATCATACTCGTAAATATTTTGAATGGTGGGAAGCCAAGAACACACAAGGATTACCACTCAAGCGTGACCACAAAAATCGTTCATTAAATTTTGCTTATTCTAAGTTACAAATACCAAAAGAACTGATTCGTACCGAACATCAGAGAGGCATCTATTTTAGTCCTCTTTATAATAACACCAATGAATTTCTTCGCAAAGAGATTATAGAAGATAAACTGGTAAAGTCATTTGATACCAGTGAAAAGGCATTGAGTGATATTTGGAAAACAAAGTATGCCAAAGGTCGTATTCGGCAACTACAAAAGAAAAACAATGTTTCATATGAAACACTTTTCTATGACGATTTAATTGATTTATCTTGGGAAGAAACCAAGGCCAAGTATTTGCCACAAGTTGGCAGATAAACAAGTATACCACCATTATACTTGACAGACACACATATATAATGTTATGATGTGAGAACTTGCAATACGCAAGGTTATTTTATTAACTTACTATGGAGTTTTATTATGAAAAAGCAATTATCCGCTAAGCAAAAGATTCTCAATTACTTGAGTAAATCTGAAGGCTACAACACTTTGACCACAGCACAAGCTCGTGCTCGTTTTGGTATTCAAAACGTATCGGCTCGTATCGATGAGTTACGTCAAGAAGGTCACTGCATTTACACCAACACAGTTCGCCGTTCCGATGGTACCGCAGTTCGTGCGTATCGTATGGGTAAACCAACTAAATCTTTGGTTCGTGCAGCGCTATCAGCTGGTTATAGTTTTAACTAAGCTATCGCTTATGGGGGAGTTCGTTAGTAACGATACTCCCTTTTTTTATTTTCGGAGAACAAATGGAAATTTCAATTAAAAAAGAAGAATTACAAAAGAAAAGCCTGTTCGTGGCCACGCCAATGTATGGTGGTATGAATCACGGCCTATACATGAAAGCTTGTTTAGATTTGCAAGGTCTTTGCATGCAATACGGAGTGCAAGTGAAATTTTCATTTCTTTTCAATGAATCACTAATCACTCGTGCACGAAATTATTTGGTGGATGAATATATCCATCGTTCAGATTGTACACATATGTTGTTTATTGATTCTGATATACACTTTAATCCACAAGATGTAATTGCCTTATTGGCCATGGACAAAGATGTTTCTGGTGGTCCTTATCCCAAAAAAGCAATCAAATGGAAATCAGTCAAAACTGCTGTAGCAAAGAATCCAGATATTGATGCACAAACATTAGAAAAGGTTACTGGTGATTATGTTTTTAATCCAGTAAAAGGCACAGCACAATTTAGCGTTACAGAACCATTAGAAGTGTTAGAAATTGGCACAGGTTTTATGATGATTAAACGTGATGTGTTTAAGAAAATGGAAGAAGCATATCCAATGATTCGTTACAAACCAGACCATGTTGGCCAAGCACACTTTGATGGCACACGATACATTCATGCTTTCTTTGATACAGTTATTGATACCAAAGATAGTATCGTTGGTGGTGGTTCTGATCGTTACTTGTCAGAAGATTATATGTTCTGCCAAATGTGGCGTAAGATTGGCGGTACGATTCATTTATGTCCTTGGATGAAAACCTCACACATTGGCACGTATCATTTCCAAGGAGATATGCCTGCTGTGGCTAATTTTGTTGGAGAAATGTAATGAGTGATGTGAATGGTCCTTTTGGTTACAAGATTGCTGATGAAGTAAAAGCCTCACAAAATGCAACCACAGGTGGCCGAAAATTTGATGGCGGTAAATTACAATATGGATTATTACCGCCAGCAGCATTAAAGGCAACAGTTGAAATACTTACCTTTGGTGCAGAGAAGTATGAACCAGACAATTGGAAGTATGTACCAGATTCTAAGCGTAGGTATTTTGATGCAATGCAACGGCATCTGTGGGCTTGGAAAGAAGGAGAAATTAATGATCCTGAATCTGGTAAACATCACTTGGCACACGCAATGTGCTGCTTGATGTTTCTGTATGAACATGATACAATATATTCGAAGCAGTAATTTTTATAATGGAGAAAACAATGAAGTTATCGAGTGAAACACTAACAGTATTACAAAACTTTGCCAAATTAAATTCTGGCATTCAATTCAAAACTGGCAATAAAATCAAAACAATTTCTACAGGAAAAAATGTTTTGGCTGAAGCCACATTAAAAGATTCTTTCCCACAAGATTTTTGTGTGTATGATTTGAATAAGTTTTTGACGATTCATTCAATTGGCAAAGATACGGATATTGATTTTGATGATATCAATATTATCTTTAACTTTGGCCGTAACAAAACCAAGTATCGCAAAACAGAAAAAGAAAGTATTTTGATTCCACCTGATAAGGAATTGACACTACCTTCAGTTGATATTACTTTCACTCTCACCAAAGATGATTTTGATTCTATCATTAAAATCACGAATGTGTTACAGTCACCTAACCTGGTCGTAGAATCTGATGGTGGTGATATTAATTTAACCAGTTGTGATGTGAAAGATTCATCAGCCGATACCAATACAATTCAAGTTGCGGCTGGCAATGGTCAAAAATTTAAAATGGTTTTCTTAACTGAAAATCTAAAAATGATCCCCGGTTCTTATGATGTGGAAATTTCATCCAAAGGACTTTCTTTGTTTAAAAATAAGAATCAAGACATTCAGTATTTTGTTGCAACTGAAGCCAAGTATTCTAAATTTGGAGAATAAAATGTTATTAAACTTTACAGATGCAAACACGAAAGAATCAATCGCCGTCAATCCCAATTTTGTTGTGGTGGTGTTTGTTTCAAAAACTGAAGAAGGTGAATTTACTGTTATTAACACCACCACAGGAAATGTAGTGGTTGATATGAGCTTTATTGAAGTTGTTGGTATGCTTCAAGGTGAATTAAAATAATTGTAGTTGTTGTATATTATATTATGGGAGTTTTGAATGGAACATTTATTATGGGTCGAGAAGTATCGACCAAAAACAATTGAAGAATGTATTCTTCCGGATGCGATCAAGGAAACTTTTCAGGAGTACGTTAAGAGAAAAGAAATACCAAATCTTCTTTTATCTGGTACGGCAGGTGTCGGAAAAACAACAGTTGCTAAAGCATTGTGTAATGAGATTGGTTGCGATTACATTATCATCAATGGTTCTGATGAGTCTGGCATTGATGTCCTACGTAACAAAATCAAAAACTATGCTTCTTCAATGTCGCTCATGGGTGGCAGAAAAGTTGTCATCATTGATGAGGCTGATTATCTCAATCCTAATTCAACTCAACCTGCTCTACGGGGAGCCATTGAAGAATTTGCATCAAACTGCTCATTCATCTTCACATGCAATTTCAAAAATCGTATCATTGATCCAATCCATTCCCGTTGTTCTGTTATCGATTTTAAAATCAACGGTTCTAAACCAAAACTGGCGTCACAATTTTTTAAACGGGTTGAAAACATCCTTTCACAAGAAGGAATTAAATACTCAAAAGACGTTGTTGCCGCCGTCATCACAAAACACTTTCCTGACAATCGAAGAATTCTTAATGAATTGCAGCGATACTCGGTTTCTGGCGCCATTGATTCTGGTATCCTTTCTAATGTTGCTGATATTCAACTCGAAGCTTTAATCAAAGCTCTCAAAGAAAAAGATTTCTCGGCTGCTCGTAAATGGGTCACCAATAATTTGGATAATGATCCAATCAAAGTGTATCGAAAATTGTATGATTCTTTGTATGAAGAATTAACACCAGATTCGGTACCACAACTAGTTCTCATTCTCGCCAAGTACCAATATCAATCCGCCTTTGTGGCTGACCACGAAATCAATATGATAGCTTGTTTAACAGAAATCATGGTTGATTGTTCTTTTAAATAGGAGAAATCATGGATCGTTCACAGATGATGGATATTCTTGGCCGTATGGGTGAAAAATATGTCAGTAACTATTTGTCCAAAAAAGGTGTTGTTGTTGAGCAAGCACTCAATCATTTCGATAGTAAAAAAGATTTGGTCGGTGATGGTAAAACAATTGAAGTGAAAACACAAGTGCCTTTTATCAAAGAAAAAGCAATCACAATCAAACCTAATCAATTGCGCAAATGCCGTGGTGTAGATGAATTATATTTTGTCACCGTGCCGGCTGCTCGCCATAATTATAAGTATGCTGGTTGGTTATTTAAAGTTGATCCAAAAACATTTAAAACAAGAAACTATTACACCAAAGATGGTCGTGATATGGTTTTAATTGATATTGAACAAGAGGCAGTTACACCCATTCAAAAAGTTGATGATGTTACATTAACAGAAATGATGAAGTATACGGTATCGGAGTATTAAGATGCCAGATTTATTTAAAGAAATCATACCATCTATACTGGAGAAGAAAAAAAGCGTATTTCGTGATGAGTTGGATTATAAAGATTATAACCCATACATCATCAACCGAGCCTTGTCCTATCACATGGACTGTGTTTTATATGTCAACGAACTCAACAAGCACCCAAGTCTAGAAAAAGACCTTCAATATCAATATCTTCTAAATACCATAAGACCTATGAAACGGAAATTCCAACCGTGGCAGAAATCAGAGGTCGACAAGAATATAGAATGTGTAAAGATATATTTTGGTTATTCTAATGAGAAAGCCAAAGAGGCTTTACGACTTCTTACTAATGAACAAATCGCTGAAATAAAAAGAAAAACAGACAAAGGCGGAATATGATTAACATTACTGATTTAGTTGAAGTGACTTTGAATCAACAAGATGATTTCCTAAAAGTCAGAGAAACACTTACCCGTATTGGGGTCGCTTCCAAAAAAGAAAAAATACTATACCAATCTTGCCACATTTTACACAAGCAAGGTAGATATTACATTGTGCATTTTAAAGAATTGTTTGCTTTAGATGGCAAACCAACCGATATTAGTGAGAATGACCTTTCTCGTAGAAACGCAATTGCTAATTTATTGGAAGATTGGGGACTAATAACTTTAGTAGATAAAAAATCCACACAAACACCAGAACCAATATTCCTATCACAAATTAAAATTCTTTCACACAAAGAAAAGAATGAGTGGCAATTAATACCAAAATATAACATTGGTAATAAAGTTAAAAAAGATAATTTTTAATACCAAAAGTATTGCCATTTGAAGTGAAATGTGTTATAAATATGGATGTAGGTGCCTTTGGGGCCTATAATTTTGATTAACTCGCTTAAATTAAGGAGCATATAAACATGACTACAAGTCTATTACCAAGTCTATTCGACTTTCACAAAACGCTGGATCCATTCACAGTTGGTTACGACAAATTCTTCAAAGACATCGAAGAAGTTACCAAAAATGTAACTAAGAATGTACCATCGTATCCTCCATACAATATCAAACAAGTAAGCAAAAACAAGTATGTCATTGAAATGGCAGTTGCTGGTTTCGCCAAATCTGATATTGAAGTAACTCTTGAAGGTAATAAATTGGTCATCAAAGGCTCTGCAAAAGAAGATGAACTTAAAGAAGAAGAAAATTTCCTCTTTAAAGGAATCGCTAACCGTAACTTTACACGTTCATTTACATTGGCTGACAAGATTGAAATTGGTCAAGCCGAAATGATGAATGGTATGTTGCGTGTATGGTTAGAAAATCTTGTGCAGGCTCAAGATACCATTAAAAAGATTGCCATTAAAGAAAAGAGCGAATAATGAACTGGTGGCCCGTAACCGATGAGGAATGGGAACAGTTGAATTATCCAAAAAGTCGGTAAACATATAGGGGGATCTTGACAGACCCCCTATTCTGTGTTATAATGGTACATATTATGAAAAAAGTGAAATCAATTCTCAAAAAAGTTCGTGCTAGAAATGGTACGGATATCTTCTATACTTACTCCCATTGGCCTCTCGAAGAAATCGATGGCGAGAAATTTATTCCTGTTGTTAGAGAAGTACCTGATTCGAAGAAAAATCAGGTGGTTCATTATATGAAAAAAGATAGTATGGAGTATTTAAAATGACAATTCTTACAAACTACCAATTAGTACAAAATCAAAAAAGAACTTTTGATCCAAAGAATAAAAAAGATTTAGAAATATTCAAATCGTTTTTGGCCAATAATACGTGGGGCGGTCCTTGTCCGTTTATGTTGGAAGAACCGCACACAATTATTCCAGAAATGTTAAAAGACAAATATATCCGTAGCCAATTTAACATTGCTGAACCTATGGCGGAAATTTTAAAATGAATTGGTTACGATATTCAGGATGTAATATTACATTGAAATTGAATCCATTTCATTGGAGAATCGATTTTAGTAGAGGTAGTGAGAATGATGCTTGGGAAGTAACTACCTCCTATATCATTGAATTGCTGCCAATCACCATACGAATATGGTTTGATGACGGGAGCTGGTAAACCAAAGGGCCTTTAGCTCAGTTGGTTAGAGCAGAGGACTCATAATCCTTTGGTCGTAGGTTCGAGTCCTACAAGGCCCACCAAATTTATAAAGAAGAATATGGAACAAAAAAATCTTATGGATGAATTATTTAAACAAAGTGATCTTAATAAAATTAAAGAGTTAAATAAACCTGTAATTCAAGATGTTCGTGGTTTTAAACCTGTGGCTCCTGATGAATACACACTTTTGGACATACCAAAACCTTTAGAGAAATATATTAATGTCACAGAAAACAATCAAGAACGAAAATCAAATTGGCCATTAAAACGATTTGTAAATCCTTCATTTCATGCGCACACCAATCTGTTTAGTCCCGAAGAATGTGAAACAATTATTAACTTGCCAAAATCGGGAGATTCGACTACTCCATTAAATTATAGTTCTACTGGTGATGGTTCAAGTGAACACATAACAACAGCAAAAATTCGTATCAGTCCCGTATCATGGATTCGTTCCGATAAAGAAGAAAACACATGGATTTTTGAAAAAATTGTTCAATGTATTGAAGAAACAAACAACAAATATTTTAATTATGATTTGAAAGAAATTCAAAGTTTACAATTTACTGTTTATGATTCTGAAGAAAAAGGTTTTTATGGCAAACATATTGATACGGAACCAACATTAATTGATGGTGTTATTAGGAAATTAAGTATTTCAATACAATTATCCGAACCGGAAGATTATGAAGGCGGAAAAGTATTGTTGCATGTGGGTGGAGATCCAATGGAAGTTCCAAAAAACCGTGGTACAGCTATATTTTTTCCTAGTTACACATTACACGAGGTTACTCCGGTGACTAAAGGAATTCGATATAGTTTAGTTGCTTGGATTACAGGACCTAAGTTTAAATAATTTAAAGAAAAAATAATATGAAACAAAAATTTAAAATAGTTCGTAATGCTATAAGTGATGATACGATTGATTTATTAAAAAATACTATATTATTAACCAAAACAGTTAAACATTATTCCCAAAATGTATCACAAGATAATCTTAAAGCTTTTGGTGATGAACAAAGTCCAATTGGATTTCCGTTTTATGGTGAAATTATCTGTGATGCTTTATCCGTTTCATTGTTGCCTTTGATGCAACAAGAAACAGGCCTTGAATTATTTCCCACATACACATATGGTAGAATATATTGGAAAGGATCAACGTTAGCTAAACACACAGATAGACCAAGTTGCCAATATAGCACAACGCTTTGTATTTACAACGATCCTGAACCATGGCCAATTTACATGGAAGGCACAAAAGTTTTATTAGAGCCAGGAGATATGGCGATATATAAAGGATGTGATGTTGAACATTGGCGGGATCCTTATGAAGGCAACCAGCAAATTCAAGTATTTTTACATTATGTGGATGCCAATGGTGTTCACAAAGATTGGAAGTTTGATAAGAGGCCTTTTTTGGGGATAAAAAAATGAGTAAAGTGACTACAAAATCAAAAGCATCTGCAGCCCGTGCAGAACAAAAAACTACAGTTGATATTACATCAATTTCCGGTGAAGTGGTTCAAAAAGAACAACCTAAACCTCTACAGCGTTATTCAAAAGATCCAGTAAAAGATTATGCACACTCTTTTAATTGGCATTTAGGTGATGTCGTTGATGAAAATTGGGCATATGTAAATGAACTTTTTACTCCTGAAGAATGTGATGCAATCATCGCAATGGTAAAATCCGGTTCAGGATCTTCACCATTAAATTATGGATATACCGGTGATCGACCAGTAGAAGATCCAGCATCGTTTCAAGATACGGCAAAAGTTCGTATTAGTCCTGTATCATGGATTCGTTCTGATGTTGATGAGAATCGGTGGATTTGGGAAAAAATTGCAGGTGCCGTCAACAACATAAACAATCAATTTTTTAATTATGATTTAAGGGAAATTCAAAGTTTACAGTTTACAGCTTATGATGCTGAAGAAAAAGGTTTTTATGGCAAACATATTGATATGATGTATAAATCAAATGGTACCAGAAAATTAAGCCTTTCTGTGCAATTATCAAATTCAGAAGATTATGAAGGCGGAAGCTTACTGTTACATACAGGTGAAGAACCATTAACGTTACCAAAAACTCGTGGTACCGGATTGTTTTTTCCTAGTTATTCTTTACATGAAGTTACGCCGGTTACAAAAGGACTCCGTTATAGTTTAGTTGCATGGATTTTAGGACCAAGATTTAAATAATTGTGAAACAAAAATTTATTGATGCTTACATGGATGTGGCAGAAAGATTTGCCAAATTATCATCCGCAAAACGCCTACAGGTTGGTGCCATTATTGTCAAAGATGATAGAATTATATCAATAGGATACAATGGCATGCCGGCTGGATGGACCAATGAATGTGAAGAAGTGGTAGAATACCTAGAAGATGGTGGAACTATCACCAAAACCAAGGATGAAGTCATCCATGCAGAGGCTAATGCCATCGCCAAACTAGCCAAGAGTAGTGAATCTGGAGATGGTTCCACCATGTTCCTGACCCATGCTCCATGTATTCATTGTGCAAAACAAGTCTATACCGCTGGTATTAAAAAGGTATATTACCGTAATTCGTATCGAGATACCATCGGCATAGACTTCTTAAATCATTGTGGTATATCAGTAGAACAAATTTCACCTGGTGAAAAGTAGATAGTACCTAAATATTTGAGAAGTATTATTTGGTTTTCACAGGAGAAACTTCAGATGCAACTCAGTATAATCGGATGTCCCGATAAGAAACGTTTTCGGCCGTTTGTAAAACGTGCGGCTATTTTTTATGCTGAACAACTAATGACACCAAAAATGTTGGAAAATATCTATGTTCAAATTAAGTTTGATCCTAAACTTGATGCTCTAGGTTACGCAGATGTTTTAAATTATAATGAAAGTAATAAACCTAGAGAATTTCAAATAGAATTAAATCCAATTATAGGTTCACATGATATATTGGAAACATTGGCTCATGAGATGGTACACATCAAACAATATGCCTACATTGAAATGAATGAGTTCGGCACTCGATGGAGAGGCCAAAGGATTACCGAAAATATGGATTATTATGATGAACCGTGGGAAATAGAAGCACACGGGTTATCAACAGGATTGTTTACCAAATTTGCAATCAAAGAAAAGTTGTGGGAAGTTTTTGCTGATGTTCGTAATCCGGATGCACCTTTAAGTCCAGAACCTATTGCTTGGAAAAATATACCACAAATAACCATTGACAATCAACCTATATAATGTTATAGTATTACATATGCGGTCGGGGTATAGAACCAGAGTAGGTGTCCAACCTACTCATCTAGTGCGAATCTAGACCACCGCTCCAAATTCTTAAAGGACTATATTATGGCAGTTGCGAAATCTAAAAAGAAAAATCCCATGTTAACCAAAAACGGCAAACCAAGATTGGGTCCTTTAAACATTGCTCAGCTCAACGATATGTTGGAGAAAACGAGCAAGCCAAAAATCAAAGCAAAAATTAGAAATGCTATTGCAAAAAAGAGCCCTAATAGCTCAGTTGGTAGAGCAACTGATTTGTAATCAGTAGGTCCCGTGTTCGAGTCATGGTTGGGGCACCACTAATTGTTTTGAGGAGTTGGTTCAGGATTAGATTGAGCATTTAAAAACGCTTCGAGTAAAATTGATACATCACCATATTGGTAATCTTCAAGTATTTCAATTACAATATCAAGAACTTCAATTTGCCTTTTAAAATTTTGTAATTCATTTATTCGCATTTTTAATTGACTTTCGGCAAACATTTTTAAAAAGTTTTCACCACCATCTTTTTTCTTTTTTATTTTGTTTATTATTTTATTTAATTTTTCAATGTAACCATTACAAGTATTAATGTTGTTGTTTACATTATCTTTCTCACGCCTACTTTCATTTTTCATAATTAAAACCAAATCATCAATATCGGCATTAATATTTGGTATTAGATTGAAAAATAAACGGCTGAGTTGATCAAGTGCTTCGGTTTGAATATTTGGTCCTTGATTATAATATCCTGTAGTATCGTATTTTTTTCTGTTTATAGGATCACTAAGCACTTCATAAGCGTGTTTGATTTTTTTAAACAAATCTGGATCACCACCTTCTTTATCTGGATGATGTTGTTGAGCAAGAGATTTGTATTTGGCTTTTATCTCGTCAAAAGATGCATTCTTAGAGAGGCCTAATATATCATATAAATTTATGTCCATGATTTATTTATGTAGCTTAAACCAGTTTCAAATGACATATATAATTATAGCGGGGTAGCTCAGAGGTAGAGCATTGGACTCATAATCCAGGGGCCGTAGGTTCGATTCCTTCCCCCGCAACCAACAAGGAGATATTATGACTGAACCAAAAAAGCCAGCAGTAACATTACCTAAAGTAAAAGTTCCAGCAGCACCAAAACCAAAACAAACATTTGTTCCTAAGATGACTGTAATGCGAAAGGCAGGTAGAGGTAGATGACATCCGATTTAGAGAAGTATCGTCAACAAGCTTTAGAGTTGTGGTTTACCAAGGGAGGTTCATGCACTGGTGCACAACCTCCTGAACCAAAAGATATTGATGATGCAATTGCTGAAGATGAAGAATTTAAACGTATAGAAAAACAACATAAATAATAAATGGCATACTCAGATAAAGTTATAGACCACTATGAAAACCCACGCAATGTGGGTAAACTGGACTCGGCCGACATTAATGTTGGTACTGGTATGGTTGGTGCACCAGCTTGTGGTGATGTAATGAAATTACAAATAAAGGTTGACCATGATACAGGTATTATTACAGATGCAAAATTTAAAACGTATGGCTGCGGATCGGCTATTGCAAGTAGTTCGCTCGTCACGGAATGGGTCAAAGGAAAAACTCTCGACCAAGCAGGAGCAATCAAAAACTCCGAAATTGCCGAAGAGCTAGCCCTTCCGCCAGTTAAGATTCATTGTTCAATCCTTGCGGAAGACGCTATTAAGGCAGCAATAAACAATTACAAAGGAAAAAATGTTAACGATAACTGCAAGTGCAATTAATAAAGTTCGTGATTTGATGATTGAAGAAAAATTACCTGATGGAGTTGGAGCTTTAAGAATGTTTGTAAAAGGTGGCGGTTGTTCTGGTTATCAATATGGTTTTACTTTTGAAGAAGAAATTGCAGAAGATGATTTTGTATTTGAAAATGAAGGTGTCAAAGTAATTGTTGATATGATATCATCCCAATATCTTCAAGGTGCAACATTGGATTACAAAGAAGAAAAATTTAATTCACAATTCGTAATTAGTAATCCAAATGCTAAATCAACTTGTGGTTGTGGTTCTTCTTTTAACGCTTAAGTGTTACTTATTTAGGATATTTTAGATATAGCTTCTAGTGCCATAAGAGTCAAACTACCAATCAATACAATTGCAAATATTACTTGCGGCAATTTATTCATAATACCTCCATTTCAGTTATTTATTTAACCACTCCTGATTCAATTACCATTGAACATAAACAGAATATAAGAACGAGCATGAAAACGATTGGTTGCATATTCATTTATATTTTATATAATTTAAAAAAATATGTTACCAGAGCTGCAGCCGTCATACACCACCAAAATAATTGAGCCTGTTTATTTCTGTCTTTATCCATGTATTTTAATTCATCAGCTCTATCTTTTTCCATTTTTGCTTTGGTTGCTTCAATCTCAGCCCAAGCAGTTTTACCATATTTTTTAATAGCTTCTAGTTTCAATTCGTCAATTTTTCGTTGATGAGCTTTTTCTTTTTGATATTTTTCGTAAGCCTTAAATTCAGCCATTGTGGCTAAGTATTCTTGTTCTGCTTTAGCCTTCAATCTTTGAACGTGCTGTTGTTGAACAGCCTTTTCCATATCCGCTTGTTGGTCGGTAACCACAGCGCTTAATTGTTTGCTTGCTCCTTGAGCAGCTTTGAGGGTATTAGCGGCACCTTGAGCGCCGGCAACAAATGGATCGGACATTTGATTTCTTTTGGTTGTGTTGATGGGGATAATAAAGAATACCGAATGTCAGGTTGACATGGAGAGATAAATCAGATATAATTTCAATTCAACTACATAGTTATTTAGTCCTTGGAGATAATAAATGAGAATTTTGACATTAAAATTAGTGACCGGTGAAGAGGTTTTGGGTGAGATTGAATCGGAATCCGAAACTGAATTTGTGCTGGTTAATGCTGTTGGTATCGCTGTTGTGCGTGGTAAAGATGGTCAACCAAACGTAGGTTTTGCGCCATTTCCCATTCATGCCGAACAAAAATCTGGTGCCGTGGTTGCCTTGAATAAGAAAAGTGTAGTATACTCCTATGTTCCGGCACAAGATTTTATTAATAATTACAATCAAATCTTTGGTTCTGGAATTGTTGTTCCTCCAACCAAATCACTAATTACAGGTTAATGAGTTCTTTTTATACTAATGTTCAGAGTATCGGTGGTAACATACTCTATCGTGGCATTCAAAACGGTAAGAAAATAAAGACGAGAGTTGAATATGCTCCGTCTTTATTTTTCCCATCTAAACGAATCACCAACTTCACAAATCTGGAAGGTGATTATCTTGAAGAAAAAAAACTAGCATCAATCAAAGCTGCCAGAGAATACATCAAACAATTTGAAGGTGT